CTAGAGTTTACATCTGAACCAAACACAACATTGTCACTTGCATCAGAACCAAGTGTAAGTGTACCACCACTAAAGGATGTAGTTCCAGCTACAGTTAAATTACCACCTACATCAAGGTTGCCAGATATGTCTGCAGCACCATTTATGTCAATAGTAGTAGCTGCAATTTGTATTTCTGTGTCAGCTACGAGATCAAGTTGACCATCAGCAGATGAGTTAATATATATGGCAGTATCACGAAATTGTAACTTTTCAGTAGTAGCAATTAGTATGTCATCAGAAAACTCAAAGTAGTCTTCATCTTCCATCCACTTTAGTACACCATCATTACTTTCACCATCAAAGGTAATAGTAATATCTGTACCTGAAGTAGCATCACCAAATGTTAGAGATGTACCCAGTAGTTTAGTTACAGGTCCACCTTCTGCAGATGTACCATCGTGTGTGTGTCCTGTAGATTCGTTAAAGGCAGAAACAAGCTGATCAAACTCATTGTTTGTATTGCTTGCTTGTATTACGTCACCGTCAGTGTACGAAGATTGCCTAGTGTATGTATTACCCATTTAACGTCTAGCTCCTAATTGATACTCTAACTGAAAACCTTTAAGTGAATACGGTGCAGTTTCACCACCATCATCTACTTTTAATGCAACCGAAAAGCCTGAACCCTCAACTGCCTGTCTTACTAGTGGTTGTGAAGCCCCACCATAAACAAATTGTGTTGCACCTGAAGATGTGCTATATGTTGCAACGCCATACTGTGCTGCAACTCTTGAAGAATCTAACGGATAAGGATCAGGTCTAGCTGAATTAGAATCTTCGTTATCATAACGTAAAAACAAATCAGCATCAATAGCTGATTCAGGTTTATAGTTAATAATAACCCTATTCATGTGTTTACGGATACCTGTATCTCCAAAACTCATGTCAGGGCTTCTATAGTTACCTAGTATAACGGTTCCATCAAAGGTATTACCAGACTCTTGCCTGTGTACAAAACCTCTAAAGTCTCCATGTAAAACAAAAACATCTCCTGTACTTATAAATGTATCTGCACAAGAGGGTCTTATTCCCCTTATTTCCGAAAACTCAAACCCCTCACCCTTCATCACACAAATAGCCCCTCTTGTAAGACTATCTGTTTGTCCATCTTTAGTAAAGAATATTCTGTACTGTGTTTTATCAGGTATAGTTACACTTTCAAAAAGTGCAGCATCTCTTATATTAGTATCAAAAATAGATTGTATGTTTCTACTTATTGTACCAAGTTCAACATCACCAATCTTTGCAGTAGCTGCTACTGTTCTTAGTCCATCAGGTCCAAGAAATACTAAGTCTCCTGCAAATTCCTGTATTGTATCTCCATTAATACAGCCAATGTTTCTAGTTACAGGTTGTATTGCAAAGTTACTTAGTGTAGAACCTGTAAGTTTAAATATTCTATTCTCACAAAAGATAAACAAACTTTCACGAAATACTTTTAGACCTACAATGTTATCATCTACTTTAATACTACCTGCACCATCAGACGCTGTAAAATCATCTTCATCAAAAGGTACACTAAATATTAATTCTTGTGGGGTAGTAGACTTACCTGCGTAGAACATATGTTCTCTGTAAGCAGCTACGAACTTAGAACCTGCTACAGAACTAGCACCTACATCAGTTGCAGCTATAGAAGTATTAAACACAACAGGAGCGTTAGCCCCATCTACAAAAATAATCTTATCGTTACCATCAAAATTAAATCTTTCAAAACGATACTTGTCAGCACTACTTCTGCCTGTGTCTCTTTCTGTCCAATTTTCAGATACAACGGAATTAATTAAATGTGCAGCTGCTGTTGTACTAGCAGTTGCTCTTGTTACACCTGTAAAACTTGAATTTGTAACACCTGTATATGTAAATAATTCATTGTCAATTTGTATAGAGCCACTAGTAGAAAAACCAGTAGTACTGTCTACTGTAATAGAACCTGATCCTGTCATACCAGTAGTAGAAGCAATCTCTGCTGCTGACTCAGTAGATGCTGAACTAAAGATCTTTTCACCTCTAGCAGCTAACACTTTATCTGCAAACTTTGAAACCATTAATACCTTTTCACCACTACTAGCAGTTACTGGCACTACTTGATTTACAAATTTTCTGTGTCCACTTAGCCTACGATAACCACCCTCAATGTCAGGCTCAAAGTTTTCTAACTTTAAAGCTTCTCCGGGTTTCATAAGAAAAGTAGAGCGATTTAAAACTAAACCACCCTCACAATTAAACGCTTCAATTCTTACTTCTGAGCTATCTGGCATTACGAGATAACCCCTGACATAAAGTTGGCAGAACCTCTAGGTGTTATAAGCACTGTAGATCTTATATACTCATACTTATTAATAAGTAAGCTCTGCATATTCTTTATGCCTTGCTCAAACCTACCAAAATTTAATTGATACTGTTGCATCTCACCACGATACTGATAAACAAAAGATGTAGCACCATCTACAATAACAGGTGAGAACCTTTCAGGTATGCTTGTCGTATCTCCATGTGCTGATAAGTTATCAGGAAATGTAAAGTAATCAAACGTTAATGTATATTCTTTATCTGGATAAGGATATAATAAATAATTATTATCTGGTGTCCGTACTATATTTCTAGGAACACCGCCGGCATCAAACTGAGTTACCGCAGTACCACTACTATGAGCAGCAGCTGTTGTACTAGTTGCGCCTCTTGTACAACCTGTAATATCATTACCTAATATTCCAGTGTATGTAACTTGTTCACTACCAATGTAAACAGTGCCTGTTGCAGTTAGACCTGTAGTGGAAGTTAAAGTTAAAGTTGTAACAGAACTTGAATGTGATCCATTTAAAGTTGTTGCAATAACTTCATCTTCTTCATTAGCGTAATCTCTTTCTATATATTCATTATAATTAAGAGTAGTTAAATTATTACCTGCTACATTAAGATCACTATCTTTTTTAATTCTAGCAGTATTATAATCAACTGATTTGGTGCTTGTAGGTAAAGTGTATCTACATTGACCTGGAACTAGAGTAGAAATATTTGAAGCATGGTTAAAAGAATAACCAAACTCTCTTTGATTAATATATCTTATAGCTTCATTAACAGCGTTTTGACATTGTATTTGAACACCTCTAGCATTAGTAAAGTTAGCAGAAGTAAGTAATACTTCGTTCATGCGAGTAATAACATCATTAGTTAATGAAAGAAATGTAAGTGCCATTATGTTCCCTTAAGATGTAGCAATGGGGCCAGCGTTATGCCAGCCCCAAAGTTTATTGTAGTATTACAGCAAGTCACGCTGGGCTGCGGCAGCCTCAGTATGAGCAGCTGAAACATCTGCAATTACTGCATAGACCCGAAGGCGTCCAGTTGCAGGAGCAGCACCAGCGACAACTACGTCAATGGTATCTGCTGCACCAACACATGCAAGTGATTCTGCTGCAAAAGTAGAAGCTGCACCAGTGTTTACAATATTAGCTTCACCGTTACTACCTTTTACAAGGTATGTACCAGCAGCAGCATCTAAAGCAGCACCGTCAATGATGTCATCTCCACCACCAAAGTCGATATTACAAGTACAAGAACCTGTAAAGGACTTCATGATTTCTGCACCAGCAGCAACTACTACTGATTCAGCTGGGACTTCAAGTAATTGAAAGATGTCCCCATCTGCGCCAGAGTAACCAGCAGTTACCATTGCATCAATATCTAGTATTGCTTCAATGGTTCGTACAGTATTACCAACTACTGTTGGAACAGCAAGAACGTTTGCTCCAACACCAGCGGTATCACTGGAAGTCATGTCATAAGTAGCCATAGTTTATATCTCCCTTAAGCTGCGTTATAACGAGCAGTGACGATAGCTTCAGGCCGAAGTATCTTCCTACCGTATAGGTGCATACCACGAACAATGTCAGCAAAGCTGTCAGGGTCACGATATGTTTCAGTTTTGTTGATCTGCTCCGCAGTTGCTACAGCACTATCATGACCAGCTACGATAACTCCGAAGTTAGTCAATTGGTTAGCTGTACCTGCAGTTCCTGATCCAGTACCTACTGATGGTAAATTAGATGAGGAATATACACGGAAGCCGTGGAAGTTGTTCACAGCAAGACCATTACGTAGTCCACCTGACTCACCAAAATCTGCGTTCATGAAGCGTGAATCTTCATCAGCTAGGATTTCCATGAATACTGGATCAACTACAAGCCAACGACCTTGTGAGTCAACCTGCTGTTGATCAAGCAAACGCTTCATGCGTGAGATAATCATTGCAGGAGAAACAGTAGCAGTTGGAAGTGAAGTTGCACCAGGCATACGAGCAGTCACAGGAATTGAGTGAGTGCCAGCAGATGTAGTAGTTATATTCCCAAAATCTCCCTTGTGGAGCTGCATTGAGGATAGTAACTCATTTGAACCTGCAGTAGAAACTGCTTTAGTACCATTAACAGTTGTGTTAAGTGCACCAGCAACAGCATGATTAGCAGACTGTGCATAGCCAGACATATAGCCAAGAACTTCTTGGTCATGATTATCAGCTAAACGGTATGCAGCACGATTAGTTGCAAGGTCCATGAAATTTACATGTCCATGAGCTTCTTCAATATCGTCCATCTTAAAAGCAAAATAGTTAGCTTTATCAATGACTAATGAAAAATCGTCATCCTGTAAATCTTGGGCGGTCACGTTCGTACCACGTGCATACTGCGACACAGAAATTTCTGGCTCTTTAATTATCTTTACGGTATCACCTTGTGATGCAATCTCGCCAAAATAATCAGAGTTCGTAATGTCGCCACATACAGTGCTCTTGCGGAATGCAAGCTGTACTTTTTTAGAATAGATTACGGGGCTAAAATTACCATTTGGTAAATTGCCGTAACCTGTTGCGGTTGTAAAAGCCATTGGATAAATCCTCCTGTTAAGTGTTAGGCTTTATGAAATTGAGATACACATAAGAGTGAGTTGCTGTGCACCTCGACTCAATAAA